AAGTTTCAAATATTACCGGATCATTTATTGCAGGAGAAAATCTTACAGGACAAAAATCAGGCGCAGTCTATAGTATAAGAAGTATAAATACTGATAATCTTTCAGATTCTGATGATCCCACTAATTTACAGGACAAATACGCTCAGAACAGACAGATTGAAATAGAGGGAGACCAAATAATAGATTTTAATGAAGTTAATCCTTTTGGAATGCCCTAGTAAACCCAGTATTTTTTAAAAATGTTTGAATATTTTTATCACGAGATATTAAGAAAAACCATCATTGGATTTGGAAATCTGTTTAATAACATTCAGATTAAACATACTAATGATTCTGGCGATGTTACTTCTGTGATAAAAGTTCCACTTGCATACGGACCTACTCAAAAGTTTCTAGCAAGAATTGAGCAATCTCCAAACTTAAATAAACCCGTTCAAATGACTTTACCTAGAATGTCATTTGAGTTTATTGGATTAAACTATGATAATACAAGAAAATTAACTACAACTCAGTCATTCTTATCAAAGTCATCCACAAATGGAACAGATGTAAGAAAAACTTATATGCCAGTTCCATATAATATGGAATTTGAGTTGAGTATCATGACAAAGATAAATGATGATATGCTTCAAATTATTGAGCAGATAGTTCCATATTTTCAACCATCATATAATATTACAATTAATTTGGTACAAACTATAGGTGAGAAAAGAGATATTCCGATCGTCTTAGGTAATATTTCAATGCAAGATGATTATGAGGGTGATTTCACAACAAGAAGAGCATTAATTTATACTTTAAGATTTACCGCAAAGACATATCTTTTTGGACCAGTTTCCTCTGGAGTGGGTCAAGATATCATTCAAAAAGTTTCTCTTGGGTTTGTTGCTGGAGATTCAAATTCTACTTCCAGAGATCTTACATATTCTGTAGAAAAAGTAGCAACCAAAAATTACACAGGAAATGTTACTACAACTATTGTATCTAATGTAGATTTAGATGATACATTGATTGAAGTATTAGATGCATCTTCTATTGATGTTAACTCTTACTTTTCTATTGACGATGAAACTATGCAAGTTTCTGCGAAGAGTGGAAATAAATTAACAGTTATTAGAGGGGCATATAATACAGGTGTGAATAGTCATGTTTCTGGAACTTCGGTAAAACTAATTACTTCAAGTGATACTGATCTGATTGAATTTGGAGACGACTTTGGATTCAGTGGATTTACTTTCTCGTAAAAATTATGACTAAAAATTATGAAAAACTAAATGACATCTTCAATGTTAATGAAAATATAGAAAATATATTCGAAGATGTGTCTACAAAAAATCAAGAATTTGTTGAAAAAGTTGAAGTGCAAGCAATAGTTGCAGATTCTGAAGAAATAACTATACCTAATGATGACGTGCAAAGCACTGCAATCTCGTTGAGTGATATTAAAAAGGATTATGAGTACACTAGAGGTAATTTATATTCAATTATTGAAAAGGGTCAAGAAGCAATAAATGGTATTCTTGAATTAGCACAAGAAAGTGAAATGCCAAGAGCATATGAAGTTGCAGGGCAATTAATTAAAAATGTTGCCGACGCAACAGATAAATTAATGGATCTTCAAAAGAAATTAAAAGATATTGAGGAAATAAGGCAACCCAGTGGACCTACTAATGTTACAAATGCCCTTTTTGTTGGATCCACAGCAGAACTATCTAAACTTCTTAAAAAACAAACTATAGATGAAAACATTTAAACAATTTCAAGAAGATTGGACTAATAAATATAAAAAGAGTATTGACTGCTCAAATCCCAAAGGATTTTCTCAACGCGCTCATTGTGCGGGAAGAAAAAAAGAGCAAAAGGTGAACAGACTAAATCAAAACCACTGAATAATGCCTAAGATCAAATCACATAAAACAGTTGAGCAAATTGCAAAGAAGCATCGTCTTGATGTTTCTTTTATACAGAAGCAACTTGATATGGGCGAACCTATTGAGCACGAGCATACAAAGGATCATAAATTAGCAATGGAAATTGCTCTTCAGCATCTTGAAGAAATCCCAGATTACTATACTCGTTTGAAAAAAATGGAAGCAGATGCTAAAAAGCATCATAAAAAATTCAAAGATGTGACTGAAGAAGGTCTTCGTGATTGGTTTGGAAAATCCAAATCAAAAGATGGAAAATCTGGTTGGGTTAATGTTGTAACTGGCGGGACATGTGCCAGTGATGAACCTGGAGAAGGAACTCCAAAGTGTGTTTCTTCTGCAAAAAGAGCAAGTATGACTCCAGAAGAAAGACGTTCGGCAGCAAGAAGAAAAAAGAAAGCAGATCCAGGACAACAACAAAAGTCAGGAGCTGCAAAACCAACATATGTTTCTACAGATTCTCCCAGAAAGAAAATGAAAGAAGAAATAGACGTACAAGAAGCAAAAGATAAAAAAGGTAAAGGCAGTGGAACAAAAGATGCTTGTTACCATAAAGTAAAATCTAGATATGATGTTTGGCCCAGTGCTTATGCGTCTGGGGCACTCGTTAAGTGTCGTAAGGTTGGTGCTGCAAATTGGGGAACCAAATCAGAAGCAGTAGAAGAACAAAGATATTGCCCTCTATGCGATAAAAGAGAAACTAGGTCTGAGTGTTCTTATGGAGAAAAAGCATGGGATAAAGTTTCAATAAAGGATCATGAATATTCAATGGCGAGATCGGAACTCGAAACCATTGTTGATGCAGTGAGAAGACTTAAGATGAAAGTTGATAAAGGTGAGGGCGATTTAGAAGCATGGGTTCAGTCTAAAATTACTAAAGCAGCAGATTATATTGATACTGCTGCAGATTATGTTGCAAGTGGAGAAATGGATGAAGAGGTGAGTATGAAAATAGATATCAATAAACAAAAAGCAGAAAGAAGAAAAAATATAATTGGAAGAACTCATTTAACTACTAGTGGAGATGAGTCATCTCAAGAACAAGAAACTTCTCAAAACATCGTGAGAAAACTTGGCGGAACAGGAGTTAAATGGAAAAAACCAGAATTGAAAGAAAATACAACTTCATTAGAACCGATTGAAGAGGCAACAAGATTACAATCTCAATCTGGTAATGTGGTGGCAATCACAATTATGTGGAGAGGGAAATATTATGCTATGAGAATGTTCTTTCCACAATTAAAACTACCATCTCGTCAAGAAGTGACTGACGAAATCCAAAAAATTTATCCTGGCGCAAAACTTGTTCTTCATTCAGTATCTGAATTCACTCCAGGGCAACCAATGATTCAAATAGGATTTCAAGGTGGTTCATTTGGATCTCCTGGACCTTCAAAAAAATATGTTAAACCATATGGAGAAGAAGTTGAATATGAGGAGATTGAAGAAGATTGGCAATCAGTAAATCGTAAAGATAAGACTGATGGTTTAAGTCCTGCTGCAGTTAAAGCATATCGTCGTGAGAATCCAGGTTCCAAACTCCAAACTGCAGTTACTGAAAAGAATCCTGAAGGAAAGAGAGCTGCACGCCGTAAGTCCTTTTGTAGTCGTATGAAAGGAATGAAATCAAAATTGACTTCTGCAGAAACATCTAGAGATCCTGATTCAAGAATCAACAAAGCTCTTCGTCGTTGGAACTGTAACTAAAATGAAATCATTCAAAGAATTCCTTTCAGAAAGTGTAAATATTGCAGGAGATTTCAATGGAAATCTTTATATGAATGGTTCAAATCCTCAACCAGAACCTGTTGGAGAATCTTTTTTTGCTGATGTGGTTTGGGAAGGAAAGATTTATCGTATGGAAGTCGAAGGTAGTATGATGTCAAAAACTGAACTTGCAGAAGAACTCCAAAATGAGTATCCAGGTGCAATAGTTCACAACATTTACCCATCACAAACTCAAAGTTCTTTAAGAATTAAAAGTTCTCAAAGATATCAACCAGAAAGACTAACTTGGACTGATTAATAATGGCTCAATTTAATAAAAATGATCAGGATTTCCTAAATCAGGAAAGAACCCTTTTTGAAGTGAATATGGTCGCCAATAAAAATGGCGAAGTAGTAACTTTAGATAATCCATTTCCGGTAACAGGTACTATTGGAATACAAACTGGTACTGGATTAACTATTAATCCTGATAATAATTCATATGATGCTTTTGGAAGACAAAGAGTTTCTGAACCATTTACTCTTGGTGATTACAAGCACTTGTATGCTATTGATACCAACTTTCTTGATGGTTTATCAGGAGCTGGTTCAACAGTTTCATATCTAGTAAACCAGGCAG